GATAAGATTGCAAAAGATTGGGCAGATAAACATAAAGTTCTTACTTGGGATTTTCCTGCTGAATGGGGTAAATATGGTGCGTGGGCAGGCTTTAAGCGTAACATTGAGATGGTAGACAAATGTGATTACTGTCTTATTTTATGGGACGGCCAAAGTAGAGGCACAAAACACGACATTATATTGTGTCAATCAAAAAACAAGCCACATAAAATAATTGTTTATAATAACCCACGAAAGATAATATAAGTTCCACTAATTATTTTATTAGTGGAGACTATAATGGCTGAACAGATAAAAGAAGCAAAGGAAGATAACTACGGAGCTTTGAATTCTCAATTTGATGAACTTTTCGCTATGACCGATAAAGCTCGCGAATATGAGGATGACATACTTGGAGCAATCTTTGACGCAAAAGAAGGCGACGATGATGCTGAAATTTTCCTTTTGAACAAATGTAAGAAAATGATTTTCTATACTTTCTGGACAAACTTCATTGGAAAAGAAGCTTCAAAGAAAGTTATCAAAATGAGAATTGCCAACGGCGAATTTGGCGACTTCTTGTCTTTGGTTTATATTGCGTTTGAAAAAGCAATTAAAGCTTTCAATCCAGATGAATATCAGGATATGAAAATTGGAAACTTCCAGTATTACTTGGGACGCTACTTGAAAGCTGAAGCAATTTCATACAACAACAAAGAAGATGACGACCCAACAAAAGGTGCAATAAATCCTGACGGTATGACATCTGAAACAGAAAGCAAAGGCGCAGGAACAGGAAACGCTTGGGACTCAATGGTTGGCGGCGCTGAAGACGAACACGACGCAGACTTCCTTGAAGACTGGAAAGATTTCTGTCGTGACCCAAGAATGAATGAGCCTCTTTCAAAGAAAATCTCAACACCAAGAAAAACTGTTATTGCAAAAGTATTGACTGGAGAAAAGACAGTTCCACAAATTGCAGATGAACTTGGGGTAACAAAAGCAACTTTGTACTCTGCACTTGATATTGGTGATATTTTGAAAGATCACGGTATTACACAATCAGAGATGGCTCGTTACTTGAAGATTGACCCAGATGCAATTCTTGGACCTCTTAATGAGTCAAAAAAGGTTGAAGACAACAAACTTGTAGAAAGTTTCCTTAAAGAAAGTGCACATTATGACTCTAAAGGTTTGATTTATGATATTGCTACAGACCTTAGAAACTTGGATGGCGGTGAAGACTTCCTCGATTTACATAGCAATATTTTCAATCGTGGTGATGCATCTTACGAAGAACTTGATGACCTTGCAAGTGAGTTATTTGAATACGGCTTTGAAGATCAGGCAGAAAAAATTTGGGATGATATTGCACCTGAAAGACAGGGACTTTAAGAATACAACATTGATTGAGCTAGGTGAATCATTTGTTCATCAACTGTATCACCTAGTTTGATTGTGCCGTATTGGCGAATCATATCTTTATTACAGCATTTTGGACAGGCAGGAGTTTCTCCTGCCTTAAATTTTACAATCACTTCTTTTTTACATTCAGGACAAACGTATTTAGCTTTTATCATAAATATCCCCACAAGCTTTTATAATATCTTCTTTTGTAATGATATTAACAAATTGAAATGTGCTTTTATGTATTTCATTATAAGGTAACTTTTCCAATTCTTTGATGTGAAATGAATATCCTTTTTTATACAACTCTGACACTGCCCTCCAATCAAAAACATAAGAACGGCAGTCGCCTCTTGCAACCTGAATGCCCCAAGCAAGGAAACACATTGCATTTGGGATTTTTGCAAACTCATCAAGGTAAGATGCTTGGTGTTCCTCAACCCTTTTCATTGAGCAAGCTGCCATCTTTTTATTAAACTTTGCTTCCAAGTAAACTGGGCATTCACCAATTCTTCCGATAATATCAAAGCATCTTTTGATTGTTGCAGCAAATTGACCGGACGCGTCTGGGATCTTATATCCTATGCCTGCTTCATTAAGTGAATGAATTATAACAGAACAATACTCCGCTTCTGTCTTCATATACAACCTCCAACTAAATATATAATTTAGTTTAAAGACTATGAACGATAAAGTTTTTCTTGAAATACTGCTTGAAACAAAAGCAAATGCAATAAGACATCATACTCCTGAAGAAGCTGCATCTGCTGTTGCAAAAATCAAACAAGCTATCAAAGCTCATAGATTTGAAATTGCAGACAGAGATAAGAACCGTGATTTTATGCACAATGAACATTTGACAAAAGAAACTTCTTGTAAGATTATTGATATGTTTCTTGAGCCAAAAAACTTAATATGTGTTTTACCTAACAGAAACAAAGAAGGCGGTGAATTGTATTTGTTTTCTGTTTGCGTCCCAGTTAAAGATCGAAAAAAGTACATATATCTTAAATGTGAAATTTTCCCATACGGTAAAGTCGTTGCAATCAGTTGGCACGGTCAGAATGAAATGATGCACGCCGATTACAGACAGGCAACAGACAGAACTGAACAAGACGTTAGTAAGTTTATGCGCAATCTTTACAAAAACTGGGAAAGAATATACAATCGTTTTAATGATAATAAAATGATTGATTGTTTACCTAACGGTGATGAAGACATAACAATTATTTTCGAGCACCCAATTGAAGATACAGAAGAATTCCGTAAAAACTTTTGTCGCACTGTCCCAAAAGATTACGGTTATAAATATAAAGACATTGAACATAATATGATAATCGAAGGTGATTGCGTAAAAGTTCATTTGCCGTTTGGAAAATTTTAAGGAGATACACAATGGAGAACAAGTTATTTGAAAACATATACCGTGAGTCAACAATCGGGATGTCAGAAGTAACTAATGAAAAAGATTTGAAGTCACTTCTTGATGCAGGTTGTGATGTTTACGCCCACGGCACAGGTGGCTTCGGAGAAGACTCCGAGGCAAAAGTTATCGCTATGGGTAAAGTCGAAGACCTTAAAGATGAAATATCAACTGACCTTACAGAAGAAGGCTATGACTCATTTGAAGATTGGTTTGAAGACAATAAAGATAATGAAGTCATCATTCTTGACCAAACAGTAGGTCAGATGAAATATAACTATTATGACCTCGGCTCTTACACTGTTGAAGACTGCAATCTTTGGGCATCTGCTGCTGATGTTGAAAAATATTGCAATGGAGATGAAGGCTCAGGCAGTAACGGCGTTATAGGAACTTGGGGAAGCAACCCACTTCCTAACGGCTATAACGGTCCTTGTCCTAACTGCGGCGGTAAAGTTTTTGGCTATGCAAAATTGCCTATGAACATTATGCACGGCGCAGAATACAACATTTGTAGAAAATGCGGCGCTATGTACCCATACAATCCTTGGAGAGAAGGCGAAAAACACGACGACTAAGGCGAATTTTTGAACTATAATGGAGGGGATAAATAAAAAAAAGTATAAGAGAAATTTATACTTTTTATTATCCTTCTTTATATTATTATTGTCAGGTTGGTTGACAGCCTGCATTGAGTCGGTTCTTACCGATGGTTTACGGGGTTTGTAGGTGGACCCAAGGAGCGGGAAACCTTCATTGGAGTTGACAATGGGACTTGCTAAAAAAGAGTTGATTGCGGACCTTGTTGCTGATTATGGTAACGGGAATATGACTCCTAAAAAATACAGTTCAATGTGGGACGCTCTTGCAATGGTTGGCGTGGGCGGACTTTCAGCTTCTACTGAAGAAAGACAACTTCCTGATGGCTCAATAAGAAAAGTTGCTGACTTGCAGGATTTTGTTGGAAATGACTTAGGTCTTAAAATGGTTCAAACTGTTCTTGAAAGAGACAGCGGAACTAACGAATATACAACTTATGTTGCGTAAAAGCGCAGGAGGTTTTTAATTATGATGGAACTTTTGGAAACAGTTCGCCGCGGCTTTGATGCTGAGTTCAATGGATGGCAGCTTTCTTACAACAAGACAGCAGGCGTATTTATTGGCCGCAAAGATGGTAAAATTGTTCAGCGAAGGAACGCAACTATTTTTGCAAACATAATCCGCTAATTATCAGGTGGCATAAATGGATCATACAAAACTTTTGAAGAATTATGTTTTACAAGTTCTTATGTTTAGTGAAAGACTAAACCTCAACTACTATATAAAACTTACAGAAGGTTCTGACTTAGAGAGCAGAACAATTCTCCAAAAGTTTAGTGAGGCTGTTTACGACAATCATCAGTCAGCTGACTTCGTAAAGTTTGTAAACAACTCTTACGCAAAGTTGGCTCCATACATCGAAGACGGAAATTTGACTGTTGCTTCAAATATGAAAGCTTTGGTATCAGATGCAATCAGATTCTTGATTGAGGATTTGAAAAACATTGATAAGCTTGCTTCAACAGGAATTGAAAATGTTGATACGATTAAGCAATTTTCAAACTTGAACATAGAAAGATTAAGAAGAATTTTGGACTTAATCTAAAGTTCTTGTTAATATATTAAATATAAGGGGCTGCACAGGTTTCGACTTGTAAAGTGGTTTCTAACATCAGGTAAAGGTGTCGACCTTAATACGAACAAAAATAACTGCAACAAAACGTTCAGTTTTCGCTCGCAAGAGCAACAGCGTATTCGCAAGAATCGCTGCCTAACCTAAGGGGATAAACTCCCTTAGTTGCAACCCAGACGGCTATTGCTTTCCAAATGGAGTTGTATCACAAAAGAGCAACCTTCAAAAGAAGCGGTTTATTGGTGGCTTCTGAGATTGTATCAACAACCGAACTATAGTTTTTGCTCCGTTCCTTAAGCCTAAAATAATGGAGTTTAAGCCTGTAAAGAAGTGTTAGCGGTCAGTTACATAGGACGGGAGTTCGATTCTCCCCAGCTCCAAAGATCCAAAGTATACTAATTACTTATGGAAACACAAGTAATTAGATATATTTATGAGATTAAAAATTTGGTTAATGGAAAAACTTACATTGGCCAACACACCCTAAGAAAGGGGAGAACTTTTGAGACAGACATTTATTATGGTTCGGGAAGACTTATAAATGCGGCTCAAAGAAAATATGGTTTGGAAAATTTTGAAAAGACAATTGTTATTTCAGGATTTTTTACCAAAGAACAGATAAATCATTTTGAAAGATGTATGATAGCCTGTCAAAAGCTTATTGGCAAAGCAGAGTACAATCTTGCGAGTGGCGGAGATCTTTCAAAATTTATTGATTATCGTTCTGACTCATATAAAAAGCATTTGAGTGATGCAATGAAAAAGGCTTATAAAGAAGGTAGAAACAAAGGTTGGTACTATTGCAATAAAAATCACCATAGCAATAAAGGAACAACTGGTTTTAAGTTTTCTGAAGAGTCAAAAAAGAAAATGTCAGAATCACATAAAGGTTCTGCAAACAGTCAGTTTGGAACACATTGGTGGACTAACGGAGTCAAAAATGTAAAATCCGCAACTTGTCCCGATGGTTTTTCCAAAGGACGATGTAAAGTTTAAGGTATTTGTTTCCAAGTTTTTTGAAGCTTCCTTCTGAAAACATCAATGAAACTTGGTGGTGGAGATTATCCCCATAGGGATTGCTTTCGGTTTCCCTCCCTGCTTTAGTTGAGTTCGGACAACTGAAAGTGAAAGTGAAACTTCTTAAAGGTTCAGGATCCCTTTGAGAGTTTGCAGTTTTGACAGAAAACTGCTGGCGGTGGGGTTGAGTGGCTACACTCTCCCACTACAGTTAAGAGTTGATGGTTACTCCTTGACTGTTGTTTTCCAATTTTTCTCAAAAATTGGTGGTGGATAAGTTGTTTCGAGAAATCGGGACACCCTCGGTTTTCTTGCTTTCCTAAAAAGCAAGTGGTGGAGGAACAGAGCGCGGTGCGCTAATCCCCGAGGGTTGATGTTATGTCAACCCTCTATCTTTTTATGGTGGCTTTTATATGGCTCAATTCTTAAACGGTAAAAATCAATTTCATCAAGAACAGTATCACTACTTCGATTTTGTTTTAGAGATACCTGATTTAGAAGAGCTCCCTCTTAACGAAATCGTAATCCGTTCTCTTATGCTTGGTAATTATGCATATCTTATTTTTTATGTCAACTCTTCTGATGGTGTATGTGTTTTGACAAATAAAGATTTAGAGACTTATCAGATAAGTTGGATTGCTGCAATAATAAGCACAGGAGATTATAAAGGAAGAGCTAAAAAGTTTGTATCAGGTGAAGAGTATTATGATTTTTGTTGCCCGCCACAATTCAGATCATCTTGACCACACATATCATCCTTATACTGAATTAAGAGATGAAGAAAAGTCTGTTATAAAAGCTGCTGCTGAAGAATTGACAAAAAAGGACTTTTTCTTAAATGCATATTATTTTCAGTATGTACACGAAGAAGTTCAAGGGCGTTACAATAAGCGAAGCGATGTAACAAGATCAACAGAAACAGAAAGAATCCTCGCAAAAACTCAGAAAGAAGCAGAAGATGTTTTTTACAAAAAGTACCCTAAAAGCTATAAATCAAATTGTGCGCTCTGGGAATCTTTCAAGCCGCTTTCATTTCAAAATAAAGCAGACATTGAGGACTGTGAAAGAAAGATTGAAATGTACAAAGAAAAGCTTGAAAAACTTAAAAAGGAAACACCTAAAGACCTCGTAAAAGTTGAAACAGGCTTTGACAGTTAATATAAAATTATGAAGTTAGCAGATGTGTTAAGAAGAGATGCCAAAAAAGTTGAGTTTATCTTAAAGGCTGTTTATAACGAAGGTTATAACGAAGGTCTTAAAGATGGGAGCAATCACGAATGGCATTATGTAGAAGAGAATGACCTTCCTCGTGAAGGCGAATTGGTTTTATGTCACGGTACTCTAACATCAACTTTCGGTGATAAGCCCATTTGTGAAAAAACTTTTATAGGTTATTACAAAAGCTCAAGCGGTTGGTTTATCAAAAATGCAATTGATGGAGAGTCTGACCAAAGTTGGCCTGTTAATGAGTGGAAGTATCTTGATAAGCCTGTGAAAAAAGTGGAGGCGTAAATGGGCGCATTAAATTGGCACCACATAAGACTTCGTATTTACGATAAAGAAGGAACCCTTGTTGCTACACTTTTTACAACATTGGGTTTACAGTATGAAGATAATATTGATAAGATTGCTCAGGAAGCAAGACGTAATGGTTATACAGCAATCACATCAGTAATAGATATGCTTCCTATGGGGTTATCATAATGTTGGATAGAATTGACCAAAACATTTTTCTTAAAAACTTTTTCAAAGGTTATGAAAAAGCTAACAGAAAGGGTTTTAGAGCTCTTTTTGGAAACGATGTTGATAAAACAATAGACGACCTTACCGAAAAGCTGATTTACGCTATGAAAGAACGACCCGAGTTCTTTACTTTTGTTGTTGATGGCGAAAATCTTGTTGATAAAGATGAAGTAAGAATTCCAATACAAGACAGTAACACACTTGCAGCAATGCTTTCTTATTTTGAGAGAAAGAAATGTGAAATAGAGCGAGAAAGCTTATTTGGCATCCCAGAATTTTTACAGAATATTATTGGTGTTCTTCAAACAAAATACAGTGAAGTTAAAGCAAAAGAACAAGAAGAATTTGAAAAGAAGCGTCTTATCGAACTTGAAAAGAAAGAACGCGAAGAGTACGAAAGACTCAAGAAAAAGTATGGGAACAGATAATGAGAGATTACACTGAAGCAGCAAACAGATATGCAAAGGAAAAAGGCAAAACTGAGCCTGATTGGTTAAGAAAGCAAACAGTCGAGGATTTCACTGCAGGTGCTAATTATGCAGACAAAGTAAATGAAATGACTGATTGTATGAAGGAACAGACTTTTGCAATTATTTCTTCAGATAACAGAAAGAAAATGTTTTTCTGGGGCGGCGCGGAAAAGCCTCGCTTCGGCAGCTTTACTACTGTAAAACTTTACAGAACTGAAACACTTGCAAGAAAGACTCTCGAAGATCGAAAGAGAAGAATGGTTGACCCACTTTGGCGCAATGCTGATGTTATCGAACTTAAAGTCGAATTTCAAATCATAAAAAATTAAACTTTTCAACTGTTTTCTTTATATTATATTTGTAAACTGAATATAAGGAGAACATTATAGCTAATACACCTAATATTGATAAGATTCTTGATAAACTTCAGGTTCGTCTTGACCTTTTGAAATCAAATAAGAATAATTTACAGTATTTTGAAGACCACGGTGACGGCGGTTTTTGGCGTGACCTTACTGAAGAAAAAGCAGCAAAGTTTGCTGATGATGACTGGGATCTTTACGACCTTCAGGTAGGCGAAACATATTTCCTTGTCAAAACCAACGTTGGCATCCGCCTTTTGAACAAAAACGAATATGAAACTTATATGGGTGAAACTCACGTCCTGTATCAAGGTTCATATCAGGCTTGTAAAGATTTTATCAAGGTGGACTAAAATGGCAAAAAATCCAAACTTACCAAAAGCTCCTGAGCACGATATTCGTTGGGGACTGTTGCAGACAGCCTGCGAAGTTAAATTCCGTGATTGGATAATCAATCTTATTGAGGAAGCAATTAAAGACCCTACAAAAAGAGTTGATATTGCCTACACAATTTACGACGAAGTTCTTGACCTCGGTTACGATTACGGACGAGACTCTGCTGAGGAAGATCGAACTTGGGAAGAAGGTTAATATAAATCAGTATGAAAACTCTAACAACATTAAACAGTGAACACTTATCAATAGACTTGGTTAACAACTCTTATATTGATAAGTGTCGTTTTCTTGAAAGCAGATGCGTAATCGGCAAAAGGGAAATCAAAACTGTTTCTCAAATATTAAGAGTAGGTAAAAATACAGTTCACATCAATGTTTGGTTTTGGTATAGCACTGTAAGAGAAGACGAAAACTGCGGTATTGTTATTGCAAGTTTAGTATCTTATCTTGAGAAAAATCAAAGACAATCAATCGAAATCAGCATCCCAAAAACAAAAGATTGGGACCCTGTGTATTTTACTCCTTACGCTCATAATAAGTGTCATTATTCAACTGATAAAGGCAATTCAGTTAATCGCGAAGAAGTTACTGTTGAAGCCGACGGCCCACACGAACATATCGTTGTTAAATGGGAAACATTTCCATCTCCTGAAGAAGCAAGAAAACAATTCAAATACATAAAAAGACATCATCTTGTATCAAAGTTTTACTGGGACCCAATGATGAAAATGTATGACTGCTACTGTAAAGCTTGTGCTGTTGATGGCGTAAGAGTTGGCGGCAATACATTTAAGTTTACTTCTTGGGTTGGAAATCCTGACATTGGTTATGTAAGACCTGTAGGCTTTAAGTGTGATAAGAAAGATGGCATTTTCAAATATGCTTCTTTCGGCGGTGCAGGAAGACTTTATGAACCTGTTGCAGGTGAAGAATATGAAAGATTACAATTTTACTCAGAAAAAGAATACGAAGAGACTGCAAAGAAGTATGAACTCAAAGAAACTTTCGATGAGTTGTGGGAAATAAGACTTCACTCAATCGACTTGTATAATAATGGAAACATCAAAGGCGGCGCTTGGCGACATATCAAGTTTGGTGATGTTGTAACAAATGCAGATGATATGAACAATGCCTGTTTGGAAGCAGTAAACAAAAATGAAGCAGAGCCTGTGTTTGAAAAAGTTGTTACTTTAGGTTGGCATCGAACAAATCCAAAGAACGCAGTAATATGCCCTGTATGTGATGACTTATACACAATCATTTGCCGCTCAGGCTACAATCCACTTCCAAAGTGGCGTCAGACTTTAGAAAGATTAAGAGTTAAATGGTATTACTTTACAAGAAGAATTGCTGTTTACCTTGCAGATAGAAAGTATTATAAGGAACACAAAGATGATTGCTAAGTTTTTTGTTTTTTGTTTATTTTTATGACCTGTGTCATATTTTTTATTTATATTTTTCACTTGGATTGATTGCGGACTTTTTATGGAGCCTTATGGAGAATTCAGCCCAATCAAAAAAGTAATGAAAGAATTCTTTTGGGATGAAGAAAAATATAAATACACTTTTTGGGCTGGGTTTCCTTATATCGGAATGGCTCCTTTAGTATGTGTATTGTCTGCAATTATAACAGCTGTTCTTGCAGTAGTAACACCTATCAAAATTTTTGCTCAAAAGTTTGAGGATAAGCTTAATGAAAATTGATGATAATTGGTGGGTGAACGGTAATTCAATCCTTAAAAGCAAAATGCAGTGGGTTGTTGAAATATCACCTGACGGTACAGGCGGTTGGAATATTCATTTCGGCAAAGGTGAAAAAGGAGACGGCTCTCCTTGGCTTCCTGGGTTTGTAAGAATTACAATCGAACAGTGTATGGAAATATATGACAAGTACAAAGATATAAAATTCTTTGATGACTTGGCTAAACAAATTGAAATTGACCAAAAAGAAGAACCTTTATATTAGGAGCTTTATATGATGGATCCTTTAAGCACAGCTTTGGCATTTGCATTCTTTACAATGGTTTTTTATTGGATATGCTTAGGTGGGCCTATCCCAAGATTTAGAATAGTTAGGAAAAAGATTGACCTTTCAAAACTTTCTGATAAGGAATTGCGTGAAACTGTTTCTTACGAAAAGTATTTTGTTGTAAACACAACAATGGCCTGCGAAAGAATGCAAAAAGAGTTTAAGTCTTTGGTTGGTTTTTTCAAAGACGAATATAAAAATCTCGATATAAGATCACAGTTCTTTCTTACTGCAATAATTAAAGCAGAAGATCTTGAGATTGACGCTCTTTTTGAAAAATGTAAGCATTATAATGAAAACTTAAAAGAAGTTGAAAAGTATTTGAAAAATCACACTTACAATCAAACAGTGATTGACCTTTTTCGCCCTAAGAGAAGTTATTACCTTATAAAAGTTTTACAGGCAAGCCGCGACGCAATTAAGAATAAAGAACAAGTACCTCTTTCTGACACAGTACTTGAAAAGATAGGAGATGATCTTAATGAATTTTTTGAAAAGATTGAAGAAGCACCTAAAGATACTGCAGCAGTTAGCGAAAGCAAATAACTGTGGCTTTTATTGTCCAAACTGTTCAATTGAAAGAAACTATGCAACTGCAGGCGCAAACGCAATTGAAGATGAATTGTATCATAAAACAAAGTACTTCATCAGATGCAAGCGTTGCAATTTGACAACACCTGTTTATGAAACTGTAAAAGAAGCAGAAGATGCTTGGGAAAATGTTTGCGCGTCTGTTGAAGATAAAATGTTAATATCAATTTATGCCGACAAAAAAGACAACTAAAAAGACCACAGCGACAACAAAAGACAATAAGCCTAAAGGTTGCCGCCGTTGTAAGTATAGAGTTGCTCCGCCTAATCAAAAAGGACAAAGAATTCCTACTTGTTGCTTTGGCTACACAATAAATGACAAAGAACTTCCTAAAGAGTGCGGAGAATTATTCACTGAAACTGATTATTATATCATACACCCAGATGAGCCTTAGGGTTCATTTTCGTGTTTTTAAACTAGATTATTGGAGGATTTAATTTAATGTCAAAAAATATTAGATGGCTTGCTTATCAGCCTCTTATCGGTGGTTGCGCCATCGGTGCAGAAAATGCTTTTGGCTGCCCACCTACTGCAGTTCTTGACTATGATGGTGTTGCGAATTCCGAATTATATCTCAATTATATGAATGAGGTAAAAGGCAACAATCTTAAACATTTTTATTTGAACGGCGGAGCTTATTCTCTTGCTGAGGATTTCAAACCTCAGGTTGATGAAGAGGGTAATGAGAAAGTTGTTTGGAATTGGGATATGCCTAAATTTAAGGATCTTGATGTTGTTGTAGGTGTTCCTATCTGTGCAGGACTTTCTTCAGCAAATACTCAGTCAGGCAGCAACTCAAAAATGGGTCGTGGT